TAAGAGCTAAGTGGTCTAGGTTATCACGGAACTTGAGTAATCTCGTTCGGCCCTAGCAGCAGCCAGCACTGAGGGAGAAATCAAGCCACGGTGCATAGCAATGAGTGTCTGATGCTGACACCAGCAGAACCGACCTGCATGGCGGTAGGACTCCGCCTTCCCCTCAACTGAGGGACACATTCGTCTTTAGAGGGTCTTAGAACTGTATGGCGTAGCTTTAGACGAACCCCTCAGCTAAGAGAGAAAGGATAGAGATGAGTTTAGACATATATCTAGTCAATAATACCCCCGTTCAGAAGTCGGGTACGGGGGTATTCGTTAGGGAGAATGGGGCCAACCGTGAACTCACAGAAAAGGAAGTGGCGGAGAAGTTTGAGGGAGCCGAGATACATCCGACAGAATTTGAGAGTAACGATGTATTCGATCTTAATATTACTCACAATCTCACTGAGATGGCCGATAAAGCCAATCTCTACAAAGCAATGTGGAGACCCGAGGAGCTTGGATGTAAGTACGCCAAAGATGTTATAGGGATCCTTGAGAAAGGTCTGAATAAACTGAGAAAGTATCCTGAAGAGTTCAGAAAATATAATCCTGATAACGGCTGGGGTAGCTATGAAGGTCTTGTTGAGTGCGTTGAAGCCTATCTTAAAGCGTGTAAGCAGTACCCTGATGCGGAGATTGAGGTAGACCGATGATGCTACAGAAGTGGGATTTTGAAAAGCATGAGTACCTGCCTTTTGAAGTACCGGATGACCGGATCGTGGTGCTCTACACTGAAGACATGGATCAACCCATTGACTGCACCAACTGTGGCAAGCACATGACCTACGGCGAGGGGCTTACCTCTAGGACGATCCATAACCACGTTGGCTTAGGCTATCCGGTCTGCCAAGATTGTTATGACGTGGAATGGGAAGCTGAGAAAGCGAGTAGACAATGAGCGACATATCAGCACTGATTGAGGTATTTAGGATGGAAGAGGTTAGCAAAAAGACCAGAGCCGAAGTGATTATTAAACTCGGCAGGCTTATCAATGACTCCTTTTCATCCAACATAACTGAACCTTTGGTAATTGAGCTGGTTAAGCTCCTTGATCCGAGCAACGCCATCTTTAGCATGGAGCACTACCGGAGACACATGAATGAGTGACATCAAAGAACTTGACCGGATGACAGTTTGTGTACTGTTCAAGATTAGAGCCCCTATCTGAGGAGGTGGAGAAAGATGACAAACATACTTGAATCTTTTACTTTACATTTTGAACAACTAAAGCCGCGCTGGCGAGGAGGAAAACATGTTAGAAAGTCGAAAGAAAGCCGTCGAAACAATGCGTCGAAAATACGGTCAAGATTACTTCTCAAGAATCGGCAAGAAGGGGGGACGCTCACGCGCTCAGAAACACCCAGAACTGAATAACTTCTCAGATTCTCAGAAGGCATCAAAGGCTGCTAAAAAAAGATTTGACAACCCTACGCTTCAGCATTAAAATGCTTATGTAATAACTAAAGGAGCAGTTATGATCGCAAAAACCAAAATCATGCCAACCCACGTTCAAGATGTGGTTAGGCCTTACAAACGTCGCTACGTTGCGCTTGAAGCACGTATCGAGCGACTTGCCAATGAACGACTCAAGGCGTGGCCACGTCGTTTCAATCGTCTTGTGGCAGAGGTGGGCATACTTACACCTTGTACTTGGGCATATATCAAGTTCTTCCAACATATCTCTGTCAGTAGCATGTGGGCAGGGATAGGAGCAGTCTTACTTGTCACATTTTTGGTGAGTACCTACTCAGAAAGTAGGAAGTGATGAGCGAGCGAGAACCCTATGAAGTTTGGTTCTGGGTAACGTTACTTCTAGCCTTTCTCTTGGCTATTGCAGTTGCCTATATGGTTCCAGTTATCCTGGGTCAAAATTTGAAGATTAGTGTATACGAAAAATACAACTGTGAGGACGCGAGAGACGTGCTCTTTCATGGTACAATAACAAGCGCTCGGTAGAGCATAAGTAATTTAATATAAGGAGAATTGCACCGAGAACCGCGTCTATCCCTGTGGTGCTGCCAATGAGTAAAGTACGTTCGTTCGCACTTGCTTTATTAAGTTTGCTAATCCTACACCTTCCCATCACTTCCCACCAAAATCCGGTTGCCACTCAGTCAGATATTGACCAGTCGAAAAAGGTTTCACAGTTACTCAAAAAAACAGCCGATCCAACACCAGAGGTAAAAACAGAACTACCGCCTGAGACCGTTTCTAAGCCTATTGAAAGTGCTTCAAAAAACGAGGTGATAGTTGATCCACCTCCAGCCCCAAAACCCGAACCTGCGCCACCTGCGATTGTCACACCAGCACCAATCGGTTGCGAATATTACCGTGGGCTTGTCAACCAGTATCCCTGGGATACACGCGTTGCCATGGCAGTCATGACAGCCGAATCTGGTTGCAATCCTTACGCCGCCAATTGGGGGGATCGTCATGCAAGTTGTATTGGTTCATTCGGTCTATTTCAGCTTGCTTGTTTTTGGACGAGTGCTCCCTATGACCCAGCTACCAACGTCGCCAAGGCATACGAAATATATAGTCGCTCTGGTTGGCGACCATGGGGTGCATACACCAGTGGCAAATATTTAAGATACCTTTAGGGAATAAGTATCTCATCACCTTCGGGTGAGCGATCGAAGCCAGAAAAGCGCTGGATAACTTCAGTATCCCCTGGTGCGACAAACGTATAATGCACGTCGTACTGTGGAATATCTGAGGAGAATAACCTTCGATCGTCCCCTGCTTGTCGTAGTGGAAAATGTCTATCTAATATCCACTGGAGCGACCTCTCGTAAGCTGTCGGCACCACTGGTTCGTGGGGTGCAAATTCCATAGTGAACCTCCATGATTGTGCGCTGGGCGCTTAGATGTTCAAGATAAAACTGGGCTTCTTCACTCAGAACTGAATCTGGGTTTAACCCAGTCAATGAGTCGATGATTGCTTGCATTCGTTCTATGCCTCGTTCGTGGACACTACGAGCAGCTTGAAGCATGTAATTTGCTAGGTCATGAGAAGGCACTGGCATTGGTTTTAATTCTTCATGAATCACTCGATGAACTTCATGAACAGGGACTAACACAGTTGAAAGGTGCATGAGCTTGCGTGCAGCACCATTTCGGCGACGAAAATCTTTTTTCTCGAAGAAGATATGATGATTATTAAGACCTTCCATCGTCCCACACCGTCGTATGACATTCACAAACATTATTATCCATGTAAAAAACGTGCATGGTACTCTTCATGATTCTTCCGTAATAAAAGCTATATTCGTATGCCACACGGCACGAAGGGTACATACTATTCCTCTTGAGTTATTTCTTGCTCAATATCTTTAGCATACCACTCTGCCCAGCGTTCAACTTCATGGGTCGTGATGTTATCTCGTGGGACATGCGATATCCCCATGGTATGAAGATAGTCCATTGCTTCAGATGTCAGATAGACGGTTTTCAAACCATTCTCACCATCCCAGTAATACAGATAATTAAACGTTGGATCAGGGAAGGACATAATAAAATCGTGCGCTGGCGAGACGCGAAGGGTTACTTCGCCACAAGTCAGACGCACGACATACGGTTCGATGATTGGACATTCTTCTGTACCCCCGACTCGCTCCCGATCAAAGGCACTCATGTTCGTCAATCTCCTATCTGCTAGAGAAGTTAGGAACTTCTTTGTCCGCAAAGTTCTTAAGACCAACCAAGATAGTGTTTACCAATGGTTGTAAGACGACGAATTGCTGCCAGTTTAGATCGCCCTGTACTTTGATGAGATACGTGACGGCGGCAGACACGACAACCCAGAACAGGGTTTTTACCATTTTTCCGACGGTGGTGTTGAAGAAACTCATATTTTTGCATCCTTATAGTCTTTACGTTACCGAGTGTGCTTTATCCCCTCGATGACTATGATTATTGCTATCATCAGTCCGAGAAGGATAAGCGCATCCATGTCAACCTACTTTGAAAATCTTCTTAAATGAATCGACCAGCTCTTTAAGAAGCGCCAGGATTTCTTTCAAAAGCCCAATTTCTTGAGAGGGCTCAGGTGGTGGAGTTGGATTAACAGGGGTAAATTCTTTTACAAAATCGGCAGTGAGATCAGTTCCAGTCGTATCTAAGATTCGAGCAGCACCATCAACAGATGTATATTTCTTCCAGGCATTGAGTTTGATGTTGTATACACCTAACTGTTTGCCGCTCATATCGGTCACTTTGTATAACCACTTCGGCGTGACATCAGGCGAGGGCGTCGGCTGTGGTTGTGGCTGCGGTGCAACAATAGCGGGCAGTTCAGCCCAGCCTTCACGGATCGCTCGATATAAAGCTGTAGCGTATGGCTCTGGGCCGAGTGGATCACCACCGTCAGATATAAAACCAGCCTCAACAAGTAGCGCGGGAATTGCAGTGTCACGAATCCAGCCTAAGCGCCCAAAGCGGTTTGTGTCATCACCTTTGACTCCTCGATCAGGAAGGCCTGAGTATTGAGCAAAAGGAGTTTGAACAGAGAGTGCTAGTTGGCGAGAGGGTTCATCTCCACCAAAGTACCAGGTTTCAACGCCATGGGCGTTGACTGTAGAGTTTTTATGAATCTCAATACAGAGATAATCGTTTGAAAAGGTGGGGTAGTTGGCATTTACCCAGTTGATAGAATCAACCAAACCAAGTTCGTTTGGAACTTTTACGACAGTAATATCTGGATCTGGTGCCAGTAAATCAAACAGTTTGTTGGTGATTGCGATTGTTTCGGCGGCTTCAGTTGAACCTTGACCAGTAGCTCCGCTGTCGCCTCCCCCATGTCCAGCACAGATTACTACTACTTTCATTGCACTCCTCTTTTCTTTCTGGCAACTCTTTTCAGTTCACCATTTAGATTGACTAGATAATTCTTAAGTTCCTTCGTAACTTCAGTGTTGTTCTTGCTCTCCTCACTGACTTTCTCCACAGCGGGGGTTAGTTTCTTTTCAATAGCATCAGACAACTTATTTAACGCATCGTGGTGTCGATCATCAATCCGTTCGATGGTTTCCTGATGAAGTTTGCTCTGTTTGATGGAAAACCATCCTGCGATGACGAGGATTCCAGCTTCAGGTGCAAGTCGAGATATCCCAGCCCAGTCCATTGTTTAAGTCCTCGATACTAGAAAACCACTAAAATGTGTGTAAATCGGACTGTTGCCTACAAATAGAGCCGATGTATTGCCGTTTCCGTTCTCTCCATAGACCTCAACGTAGTCATTGGCTGCGAGTTGGACTATAGAGCTGATGTGAACACCAGGAAATGCGACGCCTAGAAGGTTGTTGCCGTGTATAAATCGGCTCCCGTTTTTATATATACCAATACCTATGTCCACATTGGCTGCGGTAGCATTGTTACAAACGAAGTTGGCACTTAGTTGGTAAAATCCCGAAACTGGTGCAGTGTAACGATAATTCGTTGAGGAGTCAAAATTGTTATTTGTGTCGTATAGCTCAGTGTCAAACTGGATTTTTGTTACCCCAGAAGCTCCAAGAGTCTGAGCGCTATTTCGATAGACGAAGAACTTATAGGGATTGCTATCGACAGTAAGAAGGTTCTTATACAGTCCGGCAATACCAGTTCCATCATTAAAACTTGCATCATTCGTGCCTAAGATATTCCACTTTGCGGCACTTGGTTGTTCCCCAAATACTACTGACCAAGATGCGTATGCCATTACATGACCTCCATTCTAAAACCTAGATTCTTCTTTCTACCAATCCTAGCCTTGGAATAACATGACCGCGAACAAAAAAGTTTTTTCCCAATTCGAGATGGAGATAAGCTAAATATGTCATTACAATTCATACATACAGCAAAGAAGTATGCAGGTTTGTATCGTTGGTCAAATTTTTGATGGCAAGAGGCGCATAATTCTATCCAATCTTTTATATCTCTCATATATTTCCCAGATATATTGGCCCAATGAATCTTATGTCCTGATAAATTATTTTTGGGACAACTAGAGCATTGCCCTGTTTTCGAGAAGTTATAACTCACCCATTTATGAATAGTATTGTATTCTTGTTGCTTCATACTACCTTCATTACAAACTGTTTTTCATCAGGTATCTTCAAGCTGGCAGCAATTTTCTCAACACTTATAGGATCACCCTGAACCAGTGTGTCAAATTCGTCTTTCTCAACAGCAGATAAGCGGTTATCGTTACCACATCGACATTGGAAGCCCCATTGCAGGTCTCTTCGCCAACGGCCAGCAAGGATGTTAGTCATCATTTGTTTAGCAAAATCAAGAATCACATGACTGGATTCTTCAATTGTTAGAACATCAGATTGCTTACATTTAAGACAAGTTACCTGATAACGTTTCTTATTCATGGGTTTATCTAATCACAAAGCACTGATTGGTCAAGAACTAAACCGTGCGCTGACGGCACAGATAGTAGATGTAATTGTTTGTTCCAGAGTATCCACTGGTAGATCCAGAAGAGACGGTGTACTGGTTTATGTAATAGATGTAGAGCGTAAAGCTATCGACAATAAACTTGTGCCTTAAGAATTGCATATAGCCACTTCCAGAATCTGATCTGTCAACTGAACCACTCATGACAGTCTCATAAGCTCCTGTGCCATTATCCATTGTCATAATGAGTATAGGCGGGAACTCCAGATTATGACTGACTATCGTACTCGCTTGATCAGCTCCGCCTGCGGACGCTGCGTGACCTGCGAAGTTGAAAGCGAGACTTACTTTTCCAGTCTTGACAATCTCTAGTTGATTGTAAGTTGGATATAACGTTTGGTTTGCATCAACACCCATATAGACTCCTTATCCCGATATCTTATCACTCCCACCGATGGTACTAATACCAATCCTGAAATAGGTACTTATACTTCTTTGTAATAACATAAGCTCTTGGATAAATCCAGCGCTCGGATCAAGTGTCGCTTTAATATCAAAAACCCGCCAGTAATGCCCTTTCCAACTGACAAGATCGCCGAGCTGTAGCTCAGGAATTGCAAGGATGGTAATCCGTTGAATGTTTTCAATATCCGAAAAGTCATTCAAGATCATCCGAGATAAGGTTGCAGCCCAACCAGGATCTTGAATGTAGTCGTTTTCAATAGAAAGCACCCGTTCTTGATATGCGGTTACTGACGAATCATCTTTTTCACGGTAGTACAGTTCACCCGTCTTTTTAGCAATTCTTCCAGAAAGAACAAGCTGCGTGACATATGCTATCTGATTGCCCGAATTGTGGATTCGATACTTAACGGCCTTTGCAAAGGTGCCTACATTTTTGAAAGAGATATTGGAAGTAGCATCGTCACCACTTTCATCAGGTGCAGAGTTAGCTACAAAGTAGGAACTTGTCCCTGTAGACGTAGGATCAGTGAGGGCAAGCACAGGATCTTGAAATTCGAAGAACTGCTCTAAGTCTCCGTTGGAGGGGATAGTCAGATAGGTAAGCACTGGAAGGTTGAATATAGTTTGTGCTGGCTGTTTTGATCGTAGGTTGGCCGACACCTCCACCACATTGATAAGGTGATCTTCATTTGGAACCTCAGCATTTATGACCTGTGCAGTATTGATAACTCGTTGCACCTGGTTATATGGACTGCTATCCCAACGCTGACGATTCTCAAAAACAACGACTCCATCCTCACGTTGATAGACATTGCCATTTTCGGCTTGTACTAATTGGTCAATAATATCCCACAACCGTGTTCCCTTCTCTAATAATAAGAAAGGAATAAGATTTATGCCGTAGTCCAGATCATACTGAGCAGTATTCATGCCAACTGATCCAAAGATAGTTGCAAGTATCTGATCGGTTCGCTGACCCGTGGCCATGACCTCCTGATCCAGATATTTGTTTTGAAAAAAGTCGATCCAGTCAGAGGCTTTGATTCGCATTGAAGCTTCTCGAATATCTATTGCCGGTTGTTCAGATATAAGACCAGTAAATTGTGGAATGGTTAGATCAGCGCCAAGATTAAAACCAGCATTTATAATCACAGGCTTGCGCGGTTGAATGGCGGTATATAACTCACTGCTTCCACCAAGATAACGAGGTGTAAATCGTCCGTCAGTATTATCCAAAACAATTTCGGCCATAGCCTTAGTAATACCGCCGGTTGGTAGATTCAAACCACGCTCCCAAGAGAGACGAGTGACATAGCTAGACTCATCAAAATACCGATAGTTGTTCGGGCTGCCGATTGCACCTGGATTGATGCCTATTCCGTCGTTGCCACCAATAGTTGAAACGCCAATCGTAAACGTTCGATTTCCAAGCGTCGATTGTCGCTTCCATGAGATTTGGGTATTTTGAGCAATACTCCGAACACTATCTCGCTCTTCAGCAGTCCAAGCGGCAGACACAGATTGCATAATCTTAAGCCTCCGTCAGTATCAATGTGATGTTTGATAAATAACTGCTACCAGGGACATCAAAATTGCGTACTTTAATATCGACATGCACATTGGTTTGACTGATCGTGTAATTCGTTTCTGTTATCTGCCAGGTTTTGGTTGCACCACTAGTCAAGTAGCTTTGATAGATAGCATCAATTATAGAGAAGTCAGTAGTGTTTAAGGTATCGTATTGTAACTTCCAAACCCGTTTATTGCTCCCGAAGTAGTCACGTCGAATTGCACCAGAGAGCGTTCGATTTTCGGCTACTTGAGTGGAGTTTGAAACTTCAATACTTTTAGGTCGGCGGATAGTTGTTCCGTTCAGAATAAAAGCCATTACAGTACCCCCATTTGATTTTTCATACCTTTCATGTCTTGGAGATGTTGCCAGATGACTTTTGCAAACTTACGGGCTTCTATATCTGTCCCCATAAATGCTCCTGCCTGGATCGTAATATTCACTTGTCCCCCAACTCCACCAGCTTTGTTAAGCGGTACGATTGCTTCAGAACCTGCTTCACCAGCCATAACCAGTGTTGGTTTCGTAACAATGCCGCCCTCAGCCATGAGAGGGATCTTTGGTATAGACCATCCCTTGCCACCAATGCCAGGCACCCAATCGGGTGCTTTGAAATCAATCTTTCCAACGGTTGCATTCCACAGACGAGCGATCTCATTAAATGCGGTCTTAAACGGCCAGATGATGACATTAACCAGATCCTTGCCCCAGCCCTTACTGAAGAAGCCGTAGACATCTTGTGCGAATCTACCAATCACGACTGCGGCATTGCCGATCCACTTGATCACGTCATTGATGACTCGTATGACACCACCCAGGACAGTCGCAAAGAAGTTTGCAGCGTTGATACTAAGCCACAAGGCACCCATGAATAGTCCGCCCAGGATCGACGCAACCACCTTCAAGGCGGTCGTAAAGCCTGGCTCGATAGCATTCCATAATTCCTTTATTTGAGGCCACAGACGGTCTCTAATCGTCTCATACCATGCAGTTAGTGAAGGCATGACCGTATCCTGAACCATCTTTGCTAAATGTTCGAGTGTATTCGAGAAGTTCTGAAAACCAGGAGCAATATAATCGACAACCTCACGACCAACACCCAGCACAACCTGGACAGCCCGTTTCGTGTTCTCAATGAAGCTCGGTAGATTACGATTCAACGCATCGACTGCGGTACTTAAGCGATCGAACAGACTGCCCTCTTTAATATCACCTTCTTGGGTAATCCCAACGAGTTCCCTAGCGGTCTGGCCGATCGTGTCCTTGAAGGTAGACCATAACCCATTGAGGGACTTACTCTGGCGCTCCATGGTCTTACCCCATTTGCCACCCTCACCAGCGAGATCCTCAAATGCTTTTTGGACTTCGGGAAACCCAATCTTACCTTCTGTAATCATCTCTGAGATTGTCGCCTGATTGACCTTCAGCACTTTCGCCAGCTGTTCATAGATCGGAATACCTCGTTGGGCAAACTGACGAATATCTATAGCGAAGGCTCTCCCCTGTGTCCGGAGTGTCCCCATCAGATAAGCAAGATCGTTGATCGGCGCTCCTACAGCAGCCGACACGTTTCCTAGCTGCTTCATCGTTTTGAAGGCATCCTCAGCACTGAAACCAAAGGCTACCAGTTGTTTGGCTGACTCGGCGAGTTCAGGGAACTCGAACGGTGTATCAGCTGCGAATTTTGAGATGTCTTTTAACAGCTTACGAGCCTGATCCGCTGATCCAAGCATGTTCTCTAGGCCAATGCGAGTTTGTTCAAAGCTAGCAGCCGACTTTACGGCGAACGTCGTTGCCGCTACCGCCCCTGCGCCTAGTGCGAGAGCAGCACCCTTAGCAGCACTGACAATACTCGATGCAATGCCGTCGATCTTGCTTGAGAAGCCCTTCAAGACCCCACTGGCTCTATCCTCGGCGGTAATGACGGCTTTGATGTTAGCTTGGTTGGCCATGTCGTGCTTCTAGTTCTCTCATCTTATTTTCGTCAGCAATCCTCTCTTGTATTAGATTATAGATGAGCAAATTAGTAAAGAACTGGTCAGCTGGTTCAGCTTCCATTTCCGCTGCCGACAGATGGAACAGTTCTCGATACTTAAACTTTAAGTATTCGAGGGGAGCTTCTCCTCTGGCGAGTCCTCTTGAGTCGATGGAGTTGAGGAACTCCCCGACCCTTTGGCTAAATTTGCTTCGCTTCTCGTCAGTCTCTGGAAACAATGGACAGCAACTTCAGAGTCTATGCTGCCGATATCTTCCCGTGTTACAGGTTCAAGCGTACCTTGGTCGTTTGGGAATTCACCAGTTATGAAATACTTCTTAAGGATGTCAAGCAGTATGGTCAATGAACTAAGTTTATCTGCTGCATCTTCGTCGGGCATCTTCTTTTCTATATCACCGATGTCAGCGATGGGTATAGACTGAAATACTAAATAGGCATCTTTATATTCATCGCCCAAAAACTCTAGGGTGATCTTCTTCTTGATTACTAGTCCCATCGGGACTCCTTTCTAGTAACTTGACTTCGTATTAATAAGTACTGCTGTGGAGACTATATCAAGTCCATTAGCAGCATCGTAGTTGCCTTTGAAGTTGACCTGTTGGGTAGCGATTTCATCAAGTGTGTAATCAGGTTGCCATTCAGAGAAAGCGACTCGTGGGAACTGTAGCTGCAGGCTCGAACTTGAGCTTGCGAATAACTTCACTTCCATGGCGTTGTAGGTGTTATTTCGCATCAGGTTGTGGTAAGTCTCATCCTCCATTTTCAGTGTGAAGTTACCCTCAACAGTCATTTGCTTACTCAAGATGTCAATTGGCTCGACTGTACCCATCACTTCGTCATACATAGTGTTGCGAGCAATATTGAGTTCAAACTGTGTCAGAGACAACTTGGTAGCGCCCGATAGACCACCGACAGTTGTTGCAAGTCGAACCTGTAGATTCTGATGTAAGAACTTGTTGCCAAGTGCTGTGAAGTCTTGTGTCTGAGTTGTGTAGTCCTTAGCAGCTTTACTCTTAATCTCAAAGCTGTACTCAACCATGCCTTTTGGTTCAACAGTAATCTTAAGATTATCAATAACAGATAGTGGAAAAACATATGAGCGATCTGGATCTTTCCAATATAGCGTCAGTGGTTGAACTTGATTGGTCTGAGACATCGTAAACGTATGAGTATAGGGATTGCTGCCACTAGTAACAGGTGCAGCACCTAACAATGACATGAGGATAAATCCGAGTGAACTATCGTACAACTGAGCGTCAACCGATCCACCGCCCATCTTGACGGTCACATAGAAACTATCCTGATCAGCAATATTGCCTAAGCCCTGTGACTCACTTGCTGATTCGATCTTATCAAAGAATGACATCTTAGCATTGGGAATCCACAATGTAGGAGCGACGGCAACACCTCGTGATGCTTCCTTTGCTATCCCTAGAATTCCTCTTCGACCGACGAACTTAGTCATGTCTTCCCCTTATTGAACCCGAAATTCGGTGTAAATATTTAATGTTATCTGTACAGCCTTAACTACTCCTACGTCCAGTGCTGCTTCACCCCACTGAGCATCCGCTGCATTGACATAAAGTACAGGTGTACCTTCAAGTACAAATTCAGTATCAATGGTATTTATGATTTCGTCAACAACTGTTGCGATGGTTTGTTCGGCGAATTCTAATCTGTTAGTGCCAGCTGGCAGTTGAGGCATATTCTGGCTAGTAGGGAACAATACGGTCACTCGAAACGAATAGACTCGTGAATTATGGGCAGTATCAACAAAATTGCCCTCCATACCTGTCGCTAGCACAAATACTGCTGGCCATCCACTGGGGTTCATCTCCTCATGACCATAGGTGACTTTAACCGATGGTTGAGACTGGATGAAGTCCATTAGTTGATCTTTAACAGTGGTCGATATACTCATGTTGCATTACCAATAGTATTTAATACAGTATCTACAGCCTCTGTAAAGAACTGATCGGTCTTTTCTTGCTTCGTATCTGCTGCTCGTTGCAAGAATGGACGTGCTCTCATGAACCGAGTCCCTTCATGCACAAACACACCGTACTTAATATCTATCTCATATACGCCCTTTAATTGGGTAAAAACTGGAGGTCTCTCAGCGGCACTGGCCAGACCATGGGTAATAACTCGAATATCTCTTTGTCCGCCGACATTGAGAATCGTTTCCCCCTGGATCGTAAACGTCGTCTTTTGGATGGCTCGATTTAACTCCTTCGTCATGAGTGTCGGAGCCAAAGCAAAGGCTGCTTTTATCTGAGGCAAATTCTTAATAGTGATCTTAACGTCAGGCATCTTGGGCTACCAGTACCAACTCCTTATAATCCAACAGACCAGCACCACTCCAGTTGGCTACACCTGTTACGGAATAGCGCTTATTGCCCTCAGTCAGTACTTGATCACCTTCCTTAATATCGACATATGAATCAACGTAAGCGATGAATGTCGCACCAAATCGACCGTTTAAGAATTGCGTCCTCTGGTCTGAAGCTGGCTGAATGTCTATTGAGTAGGCAGTACCAGTCACTGACATTCCAAAGAGATTCTTACCTGCCACCTTACGATTTCGGTAGACCGTGATCTGATTGCTATTGAAGAACAGCGTCATTATTCAGACCTTAGTGGCCAGTTGGCATAGCCATCAATTATTTCATCTATACCCAGCATCTTCATAAGATCACGGAAGTTCTTTGGGCCTTCATAGTATTCAATCTTGCGTTGACCTTCCATCTTGGTCTTTACGCCGACACCGCTATCGGCATTTTGGATAAAGTAACAAACCAACGAGCAAGCGGCTTCAGCGAGATCAGAAGGGATTGTCGTGTAGCCAGCGTTGTAGGTGACTCGATAGCGGTTCCAATGCCCTGTAGCACGGAATAAGAGCTTCAGGATGCCTGGATTCGCGTCTAGGAAGTAGGTTTCGGCATCCAATGTAATGAAATTGTCCCGATTGATGTTTGCTGCTCTATATTGCAACGACGTAATAGAGTTGACCGGTCTTTGCTTTAATAGCAGCTCGTCGGTATCAGTTCCATTGATGTCTTCGGTGTAGTCAGCAGCTTTGAAAACACGGCCACAGTAGTTCTCAATTTGCTGTGACACACGATTGATAGTACGTGTGATGAGGTTGTCATAACTCTGGTCACTTGAAGCGATACCAAGTGATTCCTTGACATCAGCTAAAGAGGTTAGTGCGTTCGTTGCGAGGTTGGTCATCGTTTGTTCCCTTGTTCTTATAATCAGCGGTCGTCATATCTTTAGACTGTATCGCATAGCCATTTTTTAGCAAGAACTTACCGAACTTTGGTGACACATAGACGACGCACCCAGGCGGATAATATCTATATCGTTTTACAATACGAAGTCGCATATTCCCATTATACAAAAGAGCCACTTCTCAGTGGCTCTTTCATGGAGTGCGGCTCTAAACCGCGCTTACGGTGTTCCGAGGCCAGTAACTTTCGTAACTGCTGCTGGAAGGGTAAGCTGTCCGTCAACTCGTTCCTCAACTCGGATGAAGGTGAGGTTTCGCTCGAAGGCGCTGACACCGGCAACAACCGCTTCGTCAGATACTTTGATGCTGATTCCTTCACGATCAACGATCTGGTAGTAGCTCCAATCACCGAAGAGAGCTGTACCGCCAGCGAGGTAGTTCGACTCATATACTGGACGACCCTTGATAGTCTGAGTTGGGCCATCTGCCAAATTCGTCAACAGGTAACGGTTCTGAGAGTCCTTGAGGCGAGCAACTTCACCAAGTGTACCCATGTTTGCGACCCATGAAGCACGGTTGCGGTAGCCTTGAGGAGTATTTGAGTACCCGTTGATAAGTGCATCTGCACGTTGGACATCACTTGCACCAGCACCAGCGCTGTAAGTTCGAAGGCTGTAAACACCGCCATCGACACCGCTTGGCTTGGTTGATCCACCGCCAGTCCAGAATGCCTTTTCCTCTTCCTCAGCGAGCGAAACGCTCATGAGACCAGCGAGGTAGTTGACAACGCTTCCGTTCACGCCGAGAGCAGCATCAGCAACAAGCTGATTCGTCAAAGGCACGATTGTAGCGAGGGCATACGGATGGAAGACAGTTTCACCGAAGCTTGCTGTTGAAGTGTTCTTGACTGCTTTTTCAGCAACCCAGGTAGCCTTTGGACGGCTGGCAAGACTTGGCAAGTGGAAGGTATCAGTCTTGATTTGGATTGAAGGAGCAGCGATTTGACGCATGATGTTAGCATCACGGCGATCTTCAACGATCATGTTTGCAAATTCTTCTGGAACGAGGTATCCACCATCAGCGGCATTACCTTCAGAGAGGATCTGCAACTTCTGGACATCGTTTGCGAAGAAAGCTTTCAAAAACTCAGTAGTGTGCATACTGACTTGTTTGAATTTCTTGCTTTCACGGCCAGGAACGTCGATCTTCATTTCGCGAAGCTCTTTGACAGTCTTTTCACCAAGATCTTTGTTCACAAAGTACTTAGTATCAACTGCTCGCTCTGAAACAGGAGCACCTGAAGAGCGCATCTCAGCGATAACTGATTTGATCTCTGCATTGTTTTTGTCGAGTTTTTCTTGGAAGATGTCTGCCATTTTCTGAGCGGCTTTTTCAATTTCGTCGCTCAAATTAGCATCATCACTTGAAGGAGCTGGAGCGCCTTCGTTAGCTTTTGCTTCAGCCAGCAAAAGATCAAGCTCTTTCTTTTCCTCATCGGTCAAAGTGTTGAGAGCTTTCTTCTCAAACAGTTCGGCTATTCTACCCATTACTTTATATCTCCCTTGTGCTGCTCGATTATGATATCGGACGCACGTTTTATTACATGACCCACGGACTGACGACTCTCATCTGGTAATTTCTCATTACGATTCAAGATATCGGCTGCACGAGCTAATATCTTGGCCATACTGAGTCTTTCCTCGTGATATCGCTTTTCTGGCGCAGCACTTGGTACTTTTGCCTGATTGTCCTTATCTTCAGATGAGTCAATAGTCTTGTCAAGAACTTTGGCAAAATTCATTTGTACTGGTTGATATGTACCATCAGCGACCTTGCGGAGCAGGTTTGCACACTCTTTCAGCAATACCCCGAAGTCATCAACCATAGTTTCCTCATCCATATATACGTCACAGAAGGCATAGAAAATATCAAAGGCATCATTCATCTTCTTTATCTTGCGCTCCCAATCATCAGGGTTCGCTAACTCATCGGCGACGGCACCCTTGAAGAGCGCAATGAAACTCTTTTTGATACCGCTAATATTTTCAGCCACACTCTTTTTGATACCGCTCTGGAGCATTGAACGATAAGCAAGCATCTGAGCATCAGGGTTTGCAGGAACGTTGACCGCAGAGATTTCTAGCAGTTCTTGTTTGGTGTACGTGTTACCTTCCATCTCCAAAGGCATGAAGCCAACCGAAAAGGTTTTCATGCGACCTTGCTCAAACAAAGCCTTAATGGCGCGAGCTGTCTCTGTTTCCTCGTGAAAATCAGGTTCGAACACCAAGGCTGGCGCACCCATAGATTTATCGACGCGGATGTTCTTGGCGTTGCCAATCATGATCTCGCGGTCATTATGAGCGAACAACAGTACGGGATTGGCTTTGTAGTTCGTCAGATCCCAACCACTCTGGTCGATAACCTCACCCATTCGATCAACTGTCGCGGTTGAAGCCACAGCTAGTTTTGTCTTTGTATCATAGGTAGCTTTGACCTTTTTTAGTTTATGATCTGCCACCACGCCGCCTCGTGATTGTGTTGATTTAGTCTGTGATTTGCTCTTCGCTTTGTTCATAGTTTAATTCCTGTGGTTATGGTCATTGATATTTCTATATTCGTCAAGAACTTACGGACGATAACGTTTCGACCTGAAATTGCTTTGGCGTGGGCCACGCTTTGGCAATGAAAAACCGAGCTGCCTTGGGCCGAGGCGAATCCTCCTTTGAGGCAACAAACGATAGGAAATCGTCTCATTACCCTCAATTTCGACACTTATTGCTTCTGCCACACTGACGGAATCTGTAAGTGATACAAACAAACTTGGAATCTGAACCTGAACGTTTTCGGAGATCGCGACCGTTTCGGATATAACTATGCTGCCTGTTACCAGTCGTACTATGGACTCGTTGACTGTAAGACTATCGCTAACCGATACGTTCGATTCAAGAAGGCGCTGTAACGACTCTGTGACCGAAACAGATTCGGATTTGTTGATGTATGATTCAACCATTCTTTGCAGAGCTTCGGTAACTGTGGTGGAATCAGAGACACTGACAAAGTTTTCAACCAGTCTTTGCACAGATTCCGTGACCGAAACACTATCACTCACTGAGATGGATAGATCGGATGTTGCGGCTATAGAGACTGATACCGACTCAGCGACAGAGACACTATCACTCTTATTTATAAAGCTCTCAAGGACACGTACAACCGACTCTGTGAGGGATGTGCTGTCTGAAACATTTATGAAACTGTTCAGTTCTCGGACAATGTTTTCGGTAACACTTACCGCTTCAGATACGCTGATGAAGCCGTTTAACTCAGCTTTGAGGGATTCGGTGACAGATATTGAATCCGAAACGTTCACATATAAGTCTGGGATAAGGAGACTAAGGTTTTCTGAAACGGTTACAGACTCGCTCTTATTGGCAAAGCTGTTTAATTCTTGCTTAGTAGACTCTGCCACACTGACGGAATCAGAAACGCTCACATTATTGCCAACATCGAGACTTACACTTTCTGTTACAGATGTCGAATCGCTCTTATTGACAAATGATTCGAGGACACGCTGCACTGACTCAGTAACGGTTGCTGAGTCTGAGACATTTAGATATAACTCAGGTATTAGGAGTATTGGGGTGTCTTGTACCGAAACAGATTCGGATTTGTTGATGTATGATTCAAGAAGGCGCTGAACATTCTCAGTGACGGTGACGGAATCAGACTTGTTGACATCACTATTAATCTCAACCTTGACGCTTTCACTAACAGTTACCGAATCTGACTTGTTTACAAAACTATTGACCTCAAGCTGTTTGGATTCTGTGACAGACACACTATCTGAGACATTTATCGAATAGTCGTTGACGGGAACGTACTCAACCAGTGCCCAAACAGTCGTTACGTCAATGCGGGTCGTACCGCCCGTTGTCGTGAGTTTATAACCGATCTGCATGGAGTCGAGTGTTGTTTGTGTCCAGGCTGCACCGTCAGGGTCAGTATATGCAGTCAAAGTATAGACACGAGGAGCAGCATTGGCATTGGTGCGCCATGTTGTGCTGTTTGGGATGATCGCCGACCCTTGCGATATAGTGCCGCTGGCTGTCTTCTCAATTTCAACTTTAAATTGTGGGGAAGCTGTGTTGTTGTTGCGCCTAAATCGGACACCGACAGATACCAGTGTTACGGTGTCTGATGCACCGATCCCAGAGTCAACGGTATTATGTAAGTCTTCGGCATTGAGTGTTGGTGAGTTGACGTACGCGGTGATGTCGTTCGGGGTCGTATCGTTGACCTGACTCCAGTTAGCGCCCGAATCTGACCCTTGCCTCACAAAGCCAGCACTATCACCGGCTGATCCTGGTTTTTGATGAATAATCTTGCCGTCACCACACCAAGAAGTTTGTGCAGAGCCAGACGTGTCGTTGACAGCAAGATCGTCCATATACATGACGGCGTTGGCTTGCCAGTCAGCGAATCCAAAGTCGATTTGTTGAGCATTTGTGGCTGAAGTCATCGCGCCAGAGGCGAACGATGAGCCATCTAATCGTGCGTCTATTTCGGTGCCAGCACCGTTGTTCGTTGTTAGCTCAACCCGATACCAAGTATTCAGCGATAGAGCGGCACTATCAGCACCCCGTTGTGTCCCTGCAATGTTACCGTCATAAAGACGTAGCTTCCCAGCAGTAGTAATCGCAATACAGGCGATAACAGTACCGCCCGAATTGATGTGCTGAATAATTGCGCCCGTGGCATCTGTCGGGAAGGCTGTGAAGTACACATAAGCACGAGAAAAAGTGACGACACCAGAAGCCGAATATTGATGCTCAATATAGTTAGAGCCAGCAGCATTAGAGACAAATTTAATAGAAGCGCTACCAGAGCGCTTAGTTGTAGTGTCAATAGTAACACTGCCACCACTTGCAGAGGTGGTATCCCACTCCATGCCGTTCGTGGTAGATTGGAGCTCGGCTCCAATGGACAGCAGTCGTGACATAACAAGGCCTTCTCTACTCTATTTCTTAGTAGGAGGCAAGATCTTTACAGTAAAAAAATGTTTTGCACCATTGAACCAACGCCGCCAGGTTTGAATCTTATCTGTAACTTTTACGGTATCACTCACCGAGACGTTCAATGGCTTTGGTTTCATCGACGACATGTATGCTCAATTCATTAGTCAACGGGGGTTTCGTAACTATTAGTATTATTGTATCTATTCCTTTTTCGACTTCGAAGTTATTCCACTGAGCAAGCCGCTCATTGAGATAGGCCATCATGTCTTGAAACTGCTCAAAACGTATATCGTCAACGATAAAGCTCATATACAACCGTTCTCGTGACACCACGCCAAGATACCGCCAAGCGGGAATTGCTCACCAGTACCACGATCAATGTGCATACAATTGATATTTGTATCAATTAGGAACGGATACTTCTTTTCAGCAAGTTTCGGCCAGTATTTACGAAGGTAGCCGCCTTCAATGACACGTTTACACCAATCAAGATCAGATGTACCAACGAGCATCTCTTGTGCGCCAGTCTCTTCGTTGAACCACGTCATTTGGGGTGTTTCGAATACCTTGCGGCATTTCGTAGTGCCAACGAGATACTCTTCTGAGTCCTCATAGACATCGCGGAGCAGTTTGGCATTGATAAGGAGCATTCCTGTCGGTACACCATCTACCCACACCTTATCCCCAAGTTTCCAGTCCTTGTAATAACTGTTTCCACGGCCTCGATATACCATTGGTTCAGCCGGTTCTGAGCGCGTGAAGTACAACCCAGACACCACAGGGTATTTGTCGTCTCTCATATACTCTGTAAAGCGTAGGAAGGCATCTGGTGGTGGAATAGTGTCATCTTCGAGCAACAGCAGCCATTCATAGCCTTTTGCCAGTGTTTCTTGCACGATGAGGTTCTGTGCGTCAGCCACTTGGTAGCGCATAGGGATAAAGCTCGACATATATTGGATCATGTCTACTTTTGACCAGTTGGCGGGTATGACTTGCCCGTAGCGAGCAGCAGCCCATTCCATGCGGATATTGCCAAGTGTCGGCGTACCAACAAGTAGCTTCTTTATGAGGCCGTTCATGCCTGAATCAACAACCTTGTTGGTATATTCTTTCTTCTTCATTTCATCCTCAATTCTCTAACTTGAAACTCGCCAACAATATTATTTGGCTTTGGTGCGTTTTGATATTCCAACAGATCCTCACGTTTTTGCATGACGCATTCTAGGAAGCCATTGGCTCGATCCATAGCCATCATCTGTATCTTCCAGGGTTTCGGTCTATAGAACTGATACAAGCCTGATGGGTGCAATGGGTCGAAGTACATCATCGTTGTCTCATTGATAGGATTACAGTGAGTCGGATCTTGGTAATAGCCGTGTGTACCAGCATAGGGAACGACAAACGCTAACTGACCATGAGGTTTCAGTACTCGCCAGATCTCATCCATTACGTTGATAAACACGCCTTTATGCGGGTTGATATGTTCCAAGATGTGCGATGCTACCGCTGAGATAGCACAATCGTCTGGCAATGGCCACGGGGTTTCTTCGAGGTCATGCACAATATCCACACCTGGCAAGTTCATCATGTCGATACCAACAAACCCTTCATGCTTGCTGGCACCACAGCCGATGTCTAGTCTGATACCAGCTTTGCTTTTCAGCAGCTTATCCAACTCTTGCTTCGTCATTTGATCTCCAAATCATTAAGGACAAGCTCAACCGCCAGGCTAAAGCTTGTCCTTGCTAATTTCGAATGATCCTGGCGGTTGATTGTCGTCATGGTCTAGCTGAAGATTATATCGTATGTCACGTTGACGTTTTGGTTCGTTGCAACAGCGCTCGACGTAAAGGCGTTACCAGCAAACACTGTACCAGAGGCGGTTGTCGGGCCTGAGACACCAAACAGGCCGATGTTTGAGATGTTTGCAGAAGCCGTGATGAAGCTGTTGGCGCTTGAGAAGGTAGCGGTATTACGAAGGGTCTTAGAGCCTGAGCTTGTTGCAGCAGTGACAGCAGCTCGAACGACTGAGCCTGAACCATTTGTCGAGACCTCACCTGAAAGTGAAGTGTCGCTTGCAGCGGGAGCGCCACCAGTTCCGAGCGCAGCGTGACTGATCTTAGATCCAGTCAAACCTGTACCAAGTTGCTTAACAAGGTACTCATTAAATCCGAGGTTAGTAATCTGATTGTGTCTCCAGCCAGAATCGCCGACGATCTTGCCGTTTTCTTCGATCTGGACGCGGAACATTCCCTTAATCTTGGCCGGTTGATGTACTTTCATTGTTTTCTCCTACCCCTTATTTAATTTGATTATCCTTCGGTGTCAACAACTATCGGAACGAGTGAGCAGCGACAGTTTGGATGGAGCGGCGGATCGCCGTCCATAAACTCACTGGTATCTGAGTAGAAGTTACCGCCAAGCTTCTCAATCTTGCCTTCATAATCAGCACATTCATCGGTAGCGCCAGCCGTAATCCACATCTTGCCTTCCACCACGCCTGATTGCTTCCATGCGTCGATTGCGGATTGCTGTGACGCTCGGAGCACCTCAGTACGAGTGACCCGCATAGCCTGTTTTTTGTTGAAGTCGAGTACATCATCACCAACCAGCTTGTCTCTGATCTGAGCCACAGATAAGCCCTCATTGATACCATCAGTAATAATATTGATGATATGTTCGCGGTCGGTATCGAGCATTGATTTCGTGAACTTCTCTACGTTGGTACTGATGCGTGACTTTAATGTTTTGCTCGGCAAGTAAGGATCAGTGATCCCAACCAACTTATAGGCATCTTGTCCAGCAATAACAGCTAAGTTATCCAGAAGCGGCGTGAAGTCGATCTGAGCTTGGGCTATAAAGTCATCTTCACTATCGTCAAAGGCATCCTTGGCTATTTTGGCCTTGCCTGACTTGCTTTTCTTAGACTCAATGCTGGCAGCCAGCTTATCTATAACAGTCTCATTGACTTTCTTCAGATATTTGACAATCGCCTCTTCGAAATGCGCTTCAACAACCTCGACATCATGTATCTGCTTGTAGTAATAGTTCATGATCTCGTCTGAGGAAAACTTAGCGTGGTGAGGGGGTACGTATTTGCCATCATCGGTGCTTTTAGCAACTGCTATCTCTAGGGCTTTGTCGATAGTAATGCCCTTACCCTTCTTTTGATGTTCACGAATAATTCGTTCGACGACAGGTTTGAAAGCTTCTTTCAGTTCTTTGTTCTGGCGGAGCTTCAAATATATGCCTCGGCTTCGTATAAGCGCTTTGTAGCCCGCTATGTGAGCAATCGCTCGTGGTACTGTATTTTTCTGTCTGCGACGCATTCTAAGCGCTTTGGCGTTGTTGTCATCTTCCATTCCACTATCATCCATCATTTCTGGTTGCATCTCATTTGCTGGCACGACGGTTGGGGCAGTGCTATAGAACGAGTCACCATCCTCAACAGGCTCATAATCTACTACTTCTCGTGCTTCATTGAGCGTTATGATACCGGCGCTGTATAGATCTTTAGCAGCCTCAACGTCATCAGTACGATCTTCAGGGATTGGATCAGTGTAGCCAAGAATCAGGTTGTTCCCAAACTCAGGGACGAGGAAATCATTCAGTGCGCCGACAATGGAATCCATATCTGGTTTGATGGTGGTGCGCTTCCATTCCACCATTGCTGACTCATGGGTAGCACGGTTGACATCATCCAACATACCGAGGCTGGCAAGTGTGTTTCCAAAGCCAGACATAATCTTGTCACGATACCAAGCTAGTTGGGCGAGAAATTCCATGTCTTTATTGCTGAAACTGAGTTTTTGTGGTGTGAGTCCACCACCGAGCACCATTGTCCGATAGGCGTTCGAGGCACCAGCGTACATGTGCTTCATGTCTGCTTGAATGCGCTTGATCTGATCTTCACTGACTTTGCTCTCAGTCGATAACACAAAGTTTGTAATGGCTCCCTTTTTGAAGAAGCTCATAGTGGTGTGGTTGGTTAGGTTATCCACATCAATCGTATCTGCAAAGGCTTCAACGGTACTCTGACCGCGGAAGTAGTTATTTACATTCGGCTTCTTGATATGAATGATGTCATTTGGATCGTATACCTCATGGACTTTCTCACCATCTATAACATCGTTGTATTCAAAATTCTCAATAACGGTTGGATCGCTTGGGGTAGGACTGCGAAGATTCAGTTTGATGCGATCTGGTGGTAACGGTCGTAAGGCAACAACTGTTCTTCCAGATCTAATCTTCAGCCAGAAGGCATCGCCTGTTAGCTTCTTATGGGATTGGAGAATGTAGATAGCATCTGCTTTTGTGGATTCAGCATTTGGTTTGTCTAGTAGATCAAGCAAGGGATGTGATTCAACTTCAGTGAAGGTGATCTCGCCGTCCTTGAGACCGAGCTGATACAGCTCAAACTCAATCTTTGAAACTTCCATGGCGATAACATCGTTGTTTCGAAAGACCCATTCCTTATTGGCTTTCAACAACTTCTTCGAGACGGTTGTTTCGGTGGAGAGGGCATTCGATTCAGGTATATCTAATATGCCGCCGAGGACTTCAATTGACTTCTTACCGATATCTGACAGATCTTGCTTGGGTAGACTGTCAATTATTCTTTGGAGTTGTTCTTCCCGTCGTGATCTAACGATCGGGCCAATAATCGGTAATTGTTCCAGATTCATCGCGTATTACTTCTCGTTCCTTTTCAGGTGTCGCATCAAGGACTGACACGCTGATATTATTGTTTTCATTCCACTTCGCGAATGCCCACTCGGCCAATGCCCAACTGTCGGGGTAATCGTCATGTGCATTCGGATCGTCTGGATGCTTGACACTGAGTAATTGTCCTTTGTGATCTTGCTGTAGATCCAACATTTGTTGCTTGAATCTCTCACCATGTTTTGTACTTAAGTTTGGGAGAACAGTCAACAACTCCTTGATTGTCACCTTGAGGTTTTTATAGATAGCGTCCTTTGATACCAGGCTGAACTTGACTCGATACAAACCAGTGTTCTCATCTTGCCATTCGCTTTCGCGTTCGAACATGTCGGGCATAAAGTCACCCTGACCAGTAGAGTCAATCGCCACTGCCACAACGTTATAGTTACCCAAGAAGTTTTGAATCACCTCAAACTGATCTTTATAGTTCTCACCACGTAATTCAGCCCAGTTGATGATCTCTTTCTTCTTGCGTTCGGGATTCCAACGTAGAATCGTAACCACCGTCGAGTCAGGGTGCTTGGCAGTGTCGATCCCTGCATAGCATTCACCGACATTCTTGGAGTGAAAGGTTGGTTTACGGTTCTCTTCTTCCAAAGCAAGTAGTTCTGCTTCAGTTGTGAAGTTACCTGTACCGATCAGCCACTTACCGAAGTATGGCTGTTGAATCTCGTCTGACTCCAAACCATATTTGGTGATCTCCTGACGGATGGTTTGTTCATAGATCAAATGACGGGCATCGTTCGTTTCAACATACTTCTTACGACGTTGAGCGGCAATCTCTTCGAAGTACAACTTCGTGCCGCCATTCAGCCCAAGGGTTCGGAAGTGACAGAGTTTAGTGCCAGCCGTACCAATATAGATACGTGGCGCGTTCTTGCTGGCTCCCATTGGCCAAACCTTGTTCTTAACGATTTCATCAATAAGATCCTGGCTCTCTTCAAAGATCATCAGGTTCAATGATTTACTTTCAGGGTTTGATACCTGTGATATCGGAGCAATATAGCAACTTGCGCCGTTCGGCAACACTATGGTACGAGCGTTATTCTGCTCCTTATATAGCTTCTCCTCATCGTTTTGGATGGTAGGCAGCATGATGTTTGATCTCAGCAAAGCCTCTTTCAAACGATCGAAGTCCGTCTTAGCTTGTTCGGCCTGTGGTGCGAAGATACCAAGTTCCAACTTATTACGTCCACTCAATCCAAACATCTTCGGGAAGTAGATCATAATAATCTCAAGGGTATGGACAATAGCCGTCGTCTTACCAGCCTGACGTGAAATCTCGTCTGATTCCTCGACCAGCTTCAGCTTCTTAATCTCTTCTTCTGTAGCGTTGGCAGTTATTCGAAGGTTTTGAATGAGTGCTCGAATGATGTTATCTGAAAGACGTTCCTGGTATTCATAAAACTCCAGATCGTGAAAGGCTTTAAGATGTCTCGTCCGTAGTTCCCGAATCTTGTCCAGCATCGTCGTCCCCCATTAGGCCTAAAGCCTTTAGTGCCTCTTCAGCAGGATCTTTCCCAATGATTAACTTTGTCCCGTAACCATGTTTTGCCAGCCACTCAGCCCACTTTGGATCTCCACCAATAGCCTTATGTACTCCCACGCCAACGATCGCTTTGAGCGGAGCCCCTTTGAATGTCAGTCGATTTCCACCCGTACCAGCTATTGCGGTGTATTCAAACTCTTCATCATTCAATAGCTCCTGTATCCAGGTAGAGATATGTTTATATCCAGGCTTCGGGCCTGAAGGATTACCAGACTGTCCAGGTTTCCACTTGGTCTCTTCTGGTGGTACTGCGTTGGGGTTTGACATATTCCGTGACTTTTCCCTAAGTTATTTTTCCACTACATCTGTTGAAGTAGGTAATGGTTTTCCGCTTTTTAAGCCCTCGATGATCGCTTTCATTTGTTCCACAGACTTACGTACATCGTATTCATCCTTAGTTATATCATAATGCTCATCCATATACTTCGTTCGTTCGTCTGCATTCATGAATAGCTCGACTTCTTCAAGATTGGTTGCGACAGGTAGACCACAAAGAATTGCTCTGGTAGTTTTGTTATTACTTTTGAATCTGCCTTGTGGCCGATAGTCACCAGGTAGTATTGCAAAGTCAGCTTCTTGCAGTTGGTAATGAAGGAGCGACTGATCGTACTTACGGAAGCGATAGTATTCTTTGTAGTCTCGTTCACCATATCTATGAATGAGAGGATCATCATTGGATATGACAATGAGGTTCAGACCTAAGCGGTTGATGGTGTTGATAGCAGGACGGAGTGTATCTGCGTTGTGTGAATAGCCGAACCATACGACTGTCTTGGCTTCTCCAATATGTTTTCGTGGTGAGGGGAACGTTTCAAGATCCCAACGATCAGGCACGACATAGACTGGTGCATCGGTTAGTTGCCGCATGAACTTTGCTAGCTCTTTAGTTGGTACGGTGATTGCGTCCATGCCTCTCGCTGTCTCAGCGACCGCCATTCCATCAAGCCAATCGGGGTCACATATATCGAGGATCTTTACACCCTCGAAATGCTTCGGAAACTTGTAATCATACGAGCAATAGACCTTCTGGAAGATCAGTGCGTCTGGATTCTCTCCATAACGGTATAAATTGGCTTCTGGCCAGTATTTTAGGAGCTGATTGACCCGAATATAGGTCGAACCAACCACTGGTTCCTTATTGTGATACATAGAGTACGTAAAGAAGCGTATTTGTGACATATTAGCAACCCCCCTTCCCCACCGCTATATACCCCCCTATTTTCAAATTAACAGGGGTGGGGGAAGTGGTTATAGCGGGGTAGGGAAGCGAACAAAAAGCGAAAATGAGGCTATTTTTGTCCATTTTGACCCCGCTTACTGAATACCCGCTTCACCTCAAATCGACGCTCAAATCGGTTCAAAGTCGTGTGTTTTTTGAGCTGATTTGCGTAAATATGCTCTACAATTGCCCGATACATGTTGGTACTCATATCCTGAGCTGGAATTGTCTTAATAATAGCCAGCGTTTGCTCTAAAGCAGTTTTACGACCTAACAAATCTTTCATGATATCCCCTTTCTTCCACGATGATAGTTTTCACAATATCGACATTTATATGGTGTTGCTCCTGAACCAAGTGCCTCTGCTCCCAGCTTGGCGGCTTCGTAGGTTGCGAAGCGCTGTTTGCCATGGCATGAGGCGAGGTATTTCCCTTTCATTGCGCCACCTGATTGTTTGATTTGGTAACGGATTCGTGAGCGTTTGCTGCGGTAGTGTCTGGTTTGTCCCATATCTTTTTACCATTCCATTGTGGTCGCCGACCGTTAGCAACCTCGTTGATAATGAAATACAAATCGTCAAGGTAACGGTCAAGATTAAATAGGCGCTGCGCCGTGGCTTTACCTTGCTGACCAATACTGATTGCACCCTCAAAAGCATTGTTGACGAGCCGATCTATTGCTGCCGCGTAGGACAAGGGATTATCTGGCACGATAAAGCCATTGACCCCGTGCTCGATAAACTCATCAGCGTTATGGTACTTACTGGTTAGGACACAACAACCTGAGAGCATGGCTTCAGTACGTGATCTCGGCATTGGTGAGTCAAAGGTGGGATTGATGTATATGAGGCTTGATCCGAGATATTCCCTATAATCCAGCCAGTCATGCGCCTTGTAGTTTACTTGGATATGAGCGACATCAATGTTTGATTTTTCTTTGACTGCCGCTTTGATAGCTGTGAGGAGTGAGCGATTGTAATACTTGTCCAAACCGCCAGGCGAGAGGGCAATGACGACTCGCGGCTCTTTGGGAAGATCAAACCATTCATTGAGATCCATTCCATGGATCAGTGGATATCCCCATCCCCAGCGATCAACAGCATCGTATGAATTGACAACCATGAAGTTATCACCGATCTTTTCTTTCATACCAATAAGTTTGGTAGTGCCTTTGGGCGTTATGATATCCCCGCCGTTGATGACCATATCCTCAGTGTAGACTTCATCCCACATTGGAGTGCCATGGTTGATAACAATCTTGGGAATATCTTGAATGACATCATCAAGGTCTCGATAGATCCAGCCCTTACCAATACGCGGATCGGTGTGTTGTTGATCGACGTGAAGGATAGCTACATCATACTTACCAGGCTCATAGTGTGTTACCCACTCAAACTCATCTTCACTCAGCCATGTTGACGGTTCTGGACGGGGTGTGAAACGATCCCAGCGCCGGACATTGTTCTCTAAATAGTGAAATTTGACGGGATACTTCTTGGCCAGTTTCAGCATCTCGTACTGGTTGCCAGCATGATTGAGGTGTCCAAATATATTAATTCGTTTAGAGTCCATACATTTTCGCCAATCTATTCTTCATAAGTATTATTTCCTGACGCTTCCGATTGCGATTGGAACTTTTGCCCGTGGGAGTCGCTTTGGCTGTTTCCACGTACTCAGTGGTGATGCCTTGTACTCGCATCCGTTCACGAAGCTCCTGACTCTGGCCGCCATACAGATCTATGCGCTCGTTGAACAGACCAAAGCCAATTACGTCACTGCGATAAATTGCCGAGAAGTTCTCCACAAACTCCTTCTTAGCACCCTTGTTGCCATACAACCAATATTTCTCTTTGATGCAAGCTACAAAGTTTTCAATGGCATCAGAGTACATAACCATACGTTCATCACAATAGACAATAATCTCACCAGTGGCTTCAATGGTAGCTTTATTGCGAGCGCGAGCTAAACCATAGTCATCAGCAGCGTTTAGAATGTAGCGGACAGGGAAGTTTACATACTTGGAGAAGGTGCGAACCATGTCCTCGTTGGTGCCTTTGTCATCGACTACAATCACTTCAATGTTCTTATACGTTTGGTCAGCAATGGCGGATAGTGCCAGCTTGGCGGTTTCTGGACGGTCACAGATTGGCATAACAACACTGACGGGAATCTCTTCAGACATCAGAGAACGGTATAACTTCTGGTATGAGTACGCACGACGTTCGAAGTTGCAGTTCTTAGCAGTATTCCAGGCTGCGTCACGCATCTTCTCCAGTGCTTTCTTATCTGCCAATGTATGATGGATCAGATCTTTCAAAGCTTCTACATCTTCATTATCACCGTTATAGATGACCATATTGCTACCGTTCGATAGATCGGGGACATGACCAACTAAACGACTCATGACTGGTGTCCCACACAGCATGGCTTCTAAGATTGGCATGGTGCCTGATTCAAAGTTATCGACTGAGTTACAGACAAGTAGGCCGCAACTATAGTAGAGGTCTCGTAGTTCTTTATCTGAGATCTCCTGGTGAAAGATTGCACCTGTGGCGACGACCTTTTGAAAGTAGTCCATATCTGACACTGCGCCGACTAAATGAAAGTTTATACCAAGCTCATCACAGGCTTGGGCAATGGGTAGGATACCCTTCTTCGATTCAATACGGTTCGCTACCATCAGTACGCGATCGGTTGGTTGCCAATCGTGGTTGTATGTCCAAAAGTTGGCATCAACCGTGATTGGGATGTACGTGACACGGCTTTGGGTTATGCGCTTAAGATCATCGTAAATGCTCAAATTATTGCCCACATTGATGTCGTAGTCATTCCAATCAGATTCGACAATCGAATATGGGTTATTGTGCGTCAGTATTTGTTTCTTATCTGAAAGCCAGGGGTACTTTGCACGGAGCATCTCGGCGCTTCTGAAATATTGCCAGTCAATGATGTCTGCCTCAACGGCCAAACGTTCGAAGTTCAGTAGTTGTTCCGGACTGGGACGCTTTGGGTGAACATCAATTACCGAGTAGTCCAAGTTAGTATGATAAGGAATTACTCCCTTTGCTAAACGATCTAAGGCAGTGCCTACCTTATCGACGACACAAAGCACCTTCAACATATATAGTAGTTCCCTTCTAAGTTACCGAACCCGTTGAATCCCCATTGATCCGGTCTTAAGTCTTTAATAGTTTTCTCAATATACTTCGGATGATCTGCTAATCTTATGCGCTGCGAGGGTCGCTCAAAACGCCCCTTTGCCATGTGCAGCCAACCGTCAAATGCACCGATTCCACCATCAGAATACAGCCACTTCCCAAAATGTCTATGGTATGCCATATCCATGCGCTCCACATCTTCTGTAATCTGCGCTTTGGTCTTACTCATTTTCTCGTAATTGTAGAAGGGAATACCAGCTTGGGGGATTTCATTGAGATCCAAATCCCGACCATCGAGCGTTGGCTGACACAGATCACCACCGCCATTGAAACGAATCCGATCTCCATACTTCGCTTTATTGACAGCCAAGACTAATCTTGATTTGAGATTGTACCTATCTGGAAGAACAAACTGCCACTTGTAGAAGCTGACACCAGGCGAATCAGGATAGTCTTTGAGAGCGCTGCGGATACGTCCAAGATCGTTTTCATGAAACAGAAAATCTAAATCCATGTGAATCACCCAGTCGCCAGTTGCCGCTTCGTAGCCACGCTGGAACTGTTCGCCAATAAACGTCCAATTGAAGTCGTGTGGCCACTCATACTCAATGATCCGAACTTTATTGTTGAATGGAATTGTGTTCTTTAATCCAAGCGGTGGATAGGCACCGTCCATAAGGATTACTTCATCAGCGAGGTCGGTATAACATTTCATAGCTTGAGCGAAGTTTTCGCCACGAGCTAATGGATTTGTTGCAGTTGTAAAGATAGATAGTTTCATAGTGTAGACTCGATTACTTGTGCTAATTCCCAATCATAATCATCGTGATGTCCACGACGACGTTTCGTAGCAGCAACTCGTTGCCAATCGTCGTCGCTTTGCCCATAACCATTCAGACCGCATACCTTCTCAAATGTGCCGCATCTGCGCGGATTATGCAGCTCAGGAAGCCGGTACAAATATGATTCGGGTCTTTCCTGGTCTTTGGCATCAGGAATGCCATGTCGCACAATATCTAGGCACTCTTTTCTAATAAACTGAACCCCGCCGTGGGTAATATCTTGTTTGAACCAGTCATAGGTATACGCCTGATACCACCACAGATCAGTCTGTTGTGTCAGTTCCAGAACATTCTTATTTACAATTACATCAGCATCCACACGGATAAAGTCATCATTTTCTTTACTGAATATATATCGTAATTTTTCCCAGAGTGTTGTTTGTTTATCTCGTACAAGTTCAACCTCAAGGCCAAGGCGCTCCAGCGACCAAACACTGAGATCGGTTGTCGTTTCGCCAATGGACGTAACATAGGCTTTCATTTTTGAAACCAGAGCACCCTTCCAACGCTACCGACATCACGCCAAACGTGGTCGCGGAAAAACTCCCAAGCGGCGAGTGACACGCCATATTCAGTTGTATCGTTTTCTGCTTTGATGTTCTTTTTATGATCCCAGTCATCAATCAGGAGCATCCCATACGGATTTAATATCTTCCAGGCTTCATACAGATCATTTCTTACATCTTCGTATAGATGCGAACCATCAATGTATATGAGGTCAAACTTACTCAGCGTGGTTTGCCAAAATTTTTCAGACCGCATTTGGAACCATTCATGATTGGGATATCCGTTGGCGCGAGCCTCGTTGTGAGCTTCAATCTCAGGATTAGGATCGACCGTCATAAGGTTGGTAGCGCCCGCTTCCAAAATGGCAAGGGTCGAGAAACCCCATGCTCCACCGATCTCCAGTGCATTGAAACTATTACTCTTGAAATAGGTGGTAATTACTTGATGGATGTCCTTGGCATATTCCATCGACGGCTCGTGGGATGATTGCTTACGCATCCAATCTGTCTTTACAGGAATTGACCAATCTCTCATTCTTTTCTCGCTTTCACTAAATAGCCTTGATTATCTTCTGTCATGTCTAGTTCTTCCACAATAAATCCTGCTCGTGTCAAGTGAGCCCGTAGACCATTCTCTGTGTAACGTAGGTAGTCATCTTCAGAATGAACAGGGAAATCGTATGGCATTGTAAGATAAAGGTTTCGGCCTCGCTTTAGATTGTTATAGATATTTGCCAATATATCCTCTGTGAAGAGACTATGTTCTAAGACTTCAATACAAAAAGCTGCGTCAGCTTTTTCCAGCTTGATAGGGAAATTGATATCAAAGGTAACGTGATGAGAAGAACGCCTTTCAGAATCAATAAGCGGGTTTTTATCTATGGTCGTGAAGGTACAGTTCTTGTGACTGATATATCTCATAACAGGCTTGCTGCCAGATCCCCAATCTATAACATGGAGTCCGTCTAAGTGAATTTTAGAGAGCCAATCCTTGATACATTCGCGGTGTGTCATTGCCCCTCCTTGAAAAAGATTGTTAGACCGCGGTGTGCGAATCCGCCATTCTTCAGCGGTACTTCACCCTCGCTCAGTTTTGTCCCCTTATGTCGTTGGATAAAGCCCTGATACTCTGGACGACCTGAATCGTGGAGCAAAATAAACCCGTTTGGATTCAGCATTCGCATAGCCTCATCAAGACATTCCTCTCGGTCTTGCCCATCAATAAAGATGAAATCAAATTTGCGACCAAGTTTTACACTGTCGATGTACCACTCCTGATCGACCCAGATTACGCTGGCATTATCAGGAAGGATTGACTCTAGGTAACGGACATAGTGACCGTTATGTTCAACAGCCAACCAATGTTTTATGAAGGGATGTTTGCTGGGGAAATAAACTGTTGAGTTACCAGATCCCCACTCCAGACAAAACTTTGGTTTATGCTCATCAAGCAAGTCATCAATAATCTTAATCTCAGCATTTGACATCATAGGTGTATCGTCCGTGATTTTCATTTAGTTAGCTCCACAATCATACCCGTAAAGTTATGATCTTCATGTTTAGCGGCTCGCATTCGTTCAGCGCGGTAGAACTGTTCCCATAAGTTAGTCTCTGGTCGTCGAAAAATAATTTGTGCTGCTCCCAGCTCCGCTTTCTCTGCCAGCTTGTATATAACACCAGGCATGTAGCGAAGCGCATCATCTTGAATCGGTTGATGCAACGGATAAATACTTGGAAACGTCACCCAAGCTTTTCCGCCAGGAGATAACTTACGAGCAATGTTATAAAAGGCGGTCACGGGATCATAGACATAATCAAATACTTCTAAGCAAAAGATCAAGTCGTAGACCTGACTCTTTCGGAATATTTGTAATTGATTCAGATCAAGGAAAATATCTGGTTTTGGTGAATCAGCGTGGGGGACATCGAGATCAGCTATTACATAATCTTTCACATCCCATGATTTGGTGCGACCTTTGACAGGCAATTGTGAACCGCCAATGTCTAACACTCGCTTGGCCTTAACGTCCAAGTTTGCCAACCAAGTATCAAGTTCCAGCCGATAACTGCTACTCATAGCTGCTCCATAGCACGAAGGTAGTCATCGCGCATCCGAGGAAGGCCAAAGTAGTCACGACCTTCGGTGTAAAACTTATCTAGTATTTGTGGCGTACCGCCGGTCTCAATCATGCCGTAGCAATCATAGATCTCCATGCCGCAAGATAACGCTTCAATTACGGTGTTCGAACACGCATCGTTGAAATAGCTATAGAGAAGATAATAATGATTCTGGTAAATGGCGGCCATTTTATGACGATCCAGTACCTCACCCTCGAACCAGACCTTCTCGCCCATATAGAAGTCAAAGTTGTATTCAATGAGCTTATCGTCAAAGGCCTTGCCAACAATCGTCAGTGACTTTGGATCTTCCGTTTCTTCCTGAAACGCAACACGAGCCATTTCCCAGTTTTTCGTCTCATCGCTAGAGCTTTTCACATAGAGAAAGCGCGACTCATCTGGTGTAGTCTCTCCTGGTTTGAAAACGTCCTGATCGGTGGCATTTAAGATCACTTGTGATGTCTTTGGAGCCAGATATGAATCGAGGAGTAGTTTAGCGAAGTTGCTCTGATACACGACAAGATCAGCCATGGCGGCCATATCTTTCATACGTGACATGCCCGTGTTTCGATTGCGGGAATTGCGGATAATATTATCGCAACGTAGAACAATCTTTTTGCCGTCATCTTTTGCTTTTTGCACGTCGTCTCGCTGGAGTATTGAGGCTGAGGTAATAAAGTATACGTCCGCGTCCTCATAGTCGCTCAGAGAGCTTCCTAGAGCCTTTGCGAAGTTGCTTTGAAACGTCCAACCCCCGCCTAAACGTCCTGGTTCATAATTGGCAAGATGGACTTTCATGAAGTGAGCTCCTGCAAAAAGTTCTCAAAACGATCCCAGTCATCATGTTCATCGATTTCCCAGCTATGCCCAAAGATATGAAAGACTGAATCAGGAATAACCCGTGCAATGTCTAAGAGTTTCATGGCGTAGTCGTACCAATCTAAACCAGCATATTCTTTTCGATCGCAACTAATATGAACGGCTGTCTGTTCGAAGAACGGATTCTCTGATTGATGTACGTAGCCGACGAGTGTTGATCGAGCACTGCTATACCCAGACTCAACCACGATCTGCTGAAGTGCTGGATTGGCGTAGCCTCTTGGGTAGCAAAAGGAGTTGATCTCCTGATTAAACTTTTGTTGCAAAGCACCTCGCGAAACTCGTATCTCAGTTTCAGCGTGTTCCAAAGGGATGCGAGTCAGAAGCGGATGAGTAATGGTATGCGAGCCTATCTCAAATTGGCTTGCAACAATGATCTGTTCTTGCTCAGAGAGTGAGGTGCGACCCTTTGGTTCGTTGACAATTTCTGGCATCACTGGCCAATAGAAAATTGTCTCGATCTCATACTTGGCCATGAGGTCGGCTGCTTTGAGATCATCAACAGTGGCATCGTCAAAGCTTGCCTTGATCTTCATCTTCCACCTCAACTTCTTCAACTTCCATAGTCGAATGTTTCACAATATCTACAGGGTCATGAGCTTCCAGAAAACGATGACCTTCTTCGCGGATCATGAGGCCAAGTCCTTTTCGCATCTTTCGCTTCAAACGACCAGTCTTAGTAAATAGCTCATCTTTGAGAACAATAACTACCTCAAACTGTGTCCTCATGACGCGAAGGTTTTGCTTACTCATTTTCGCTCAAGTGTTTCTGGTTAGCTTCAACCATACTTTTTAAGAATCCAGATTCATCGAGACTGGCCAGCGCTGGTACGTCTTTGTCATAACACTTGCTAACCCAGCCGCGCTTGTGGGGCATGACTCGCATGTGCATCTTTTCGGTTCGTCCATCTGCGCCCCAAGCTTGTAAGACACGCGTGTAGTTTGCATCGTACTTCTCACAGATGTCATACATGACATTGGCGAAGGTAACTTTCATTGCACCCCAGGTATTTTCCATGAGTTTTGTGATTTCGGCTTCTACGGCGGTTGTGAGATGGATATCTATATCTGGGCTCATCTTGCGCCAGATGAAGTCAGCACAGAGGCGAGCAACTTCATCTTCGCCACCAACAATCAGGAACGAGTGGTAGGTTGGGTCTTCGGCATGGGGGTACTTCCAGAAGGGTACAAAGTATTTACCCTCGCCGACCATTTCAACGCTCACAGCAAAGTTCTTTTCAGGATACATTCTGCTCAAGCGATCCACCGTACCTGGCTGCAAGGCGCTCTTAAACAGGATGAGAGGTGTTTCTAACCAGCTTGCTACGTCTTCGACAATAGACATGTCCAAAGTATTGTTGTCTGTCGGATTAGTCGGTACACAAACCAATGCCATGTCGCATTTGTTTACTTTATCCCTTGCAACACCAGTGTTCCATGCTAACTCCCTGTAGAAAGTTTTGTTCTTGTCGTTTTTACCAACCTTTAGCAACCCTTGTGGCTCATCATAAATCACGGCATCAGGAAACATCTTGTGATATGCCTTTCCGACCCAACCATATCCAATTATTGCTACTTTGTAATCCTTGCTCGTGGTTATCACGTCTACGGCCTTTCTTTGGTTATATAGCGCAACAGCGCGTGTGGTATAAGAAACAATCCGAGTGTCATGATGTGGAATACTACAACCAGAGTCACGTAGAGTATTCGTAGCAATTTCCTCATAAGCGGAAATGTACACTGACGTAGTTGTTTCTGTCAAATAATACCTGTGGATAACCATAGACCCTTCTCTCCTACTACTAGGAGCTGCCCACATAATGACATTTACAGCAATAGTCCTTGTAGGGAGAGACAACCATCACGTTGTCGGGTTGGGTTCCATCTCATCTCCGTACATGTCTATACCATCATGCAGTAAGAGCGCCTAGTTCACGTTTAGTCAGGTTAGGCTCACCTGAGCATGATGCTACCCTCCAGTTTTGTTGATCTGGGAACAAGATTTGTAAATGTATATGTTGACAAAGAGCGCTACTCATATACAATTGAATATGAGTGTAGAGCCCCGCGAAAGCGGGGATTTTCTTTGTCTATGGGTATCTTTACGAGTGTAGAGATACTTAAACATTGGTATACAGCAAACTTATCCACAAGACAAGCGTTTTAAGTGAGATTTCTTACAGTGCTGCTTTGACGATCAAAGTAAGGTGGCTGTCAGTACCTTAACAAGCACAAGAAAGATCGGGGATGTATGGGAAAAGATATGAACCAAAGGTTATTCAGGGAATTTAAGGTACGAGAAGCGAAAAAACTTCGGAAGCGTTTAGAACACAATTGGCAGAAGAAGGCGCTTCGCTATGACGATCCTCACCAAGACTGGTTGGACGATAACGATCTCTATCGCGGCAACTTAAGTTACTAAATAATACTGTGCTTGTTATTGGGATATATGAAAAGACTCCACTTGAATTGGAGTCTTTTTCTTTGGAAAGAATTGTATGGAAACTTGAACCTGCAAATATGAAGAGAGGGATCTTCTCATATTAGTTCATATAAGGTTCTTCATCCTAATAAGGTGCGTCCTAATGTGGAACGATTGTATTATATCACGCCTGTAAAGCTTGCAATGTGACGCGGTGGCAACTTTGGAGCAGTTAGTACCTTTTTGAGGGGTCGTTCCTCTGAAGAGACATAAACCACCGCGTCGGGCATAAGCATAGCAAAAAGTACTTGCAATGTCACATGCTGAAGCGTAGAATAATAAGCGTAACTAACAAAGGAGCAGTTATGAACAAACTAAAAATAGCTGGCTTTGCCTTGCGAGCCGTGCCAACAGTTGAGCTGTTGAAAGAGCTATATGATCGTAAGGTCAGCATCGAACAAATAAAGGGACGCTTCATTGAGTTTGGAGAGATCGAAACCCACAATGCTGAAGCCTTCGAACAAGAACTGAGGGACTATTTTTCTGCCGACGATGATAGTGATGATGTAGTCCCAGAAAGACCATTCTAGTCATGTCACGAGAAGATACTGCCATAGACGGCGAGATTGTTGACAAGCAGCCGTCGCAGATTGCTATTGTCCCAGACCGTCAAGCAGTCATGGCTACACCAAAGCAACTACGTGCTCAAATGACTCGTGCCAAGGAAATCCGCGAAATCATTGACGAGTACATCAAGAACAACATGGTTGTCGATAAAGACTATGGCTCAATTGTTATTGGTGGGAAGAAGAGCAAACCTTCGCTATTCAAACCTGGCGCTGAGAAGTTTTGCGAGCTGTTCAAACTTCGCCCTGTCTTTCGTAAGGACACCGAAACCCTGGATATGCTTGGTAACACACCTGGCCTCATTGCCTACCTGTGTGAGCTTATAGACACCCAAGGGCGCGTCGTTGGAGAAGGACGCGGTACAAGCTCAGTCGATCCGAATGGCAAAGATTTCGACATTAACAAGGCCGTCAAGATTGCTGAAAAACGAGCGCAGATTGATGCCGTCCTTCGCACTGGTGGCCTCAGTGACTTCTTCACACAGGACATGGAGGACATGCCCAAGGAAGCGATTCCCAAAGGTTTGCCGACCGCTGAAGCTCACACTTCAAACAAGACCCAGTATGCGAGTCAGAAACAGATCGACCTCATCATGAAGTTGGCGAGTGAACGATTTGAGAGCAGCGAAGCGTATCGTCAATTTGCCGCCGAGACCGTCGGGGTAGTTCAGGACTTTACTGTGAAACAGGCCAGTCGCTTAATTGCGGAGCTGTTTAAGAAACCCGTAATGCAGGAGAAAGGAGACGTATAGATGTTTCGCAGAAAACCACAGAGTATGGAAGATCAGATCGCCGATGCACTCAAAATGCTTGTCCAAAATCTTGAATACCATGAGTGTGACCGTATGCAAGCTGACTTTCGAGTAGCTGGGAAAATGTATAAGTGAGACTTGAAAGAAGTCGTACAAAGAGTAAAAAAATCTAAGGTTTCTAAATAAGGAGAATCGTTACAATGGCGGGTACAAAAATTGGAGGAGTAAAAGCAGCGCAGACAAACATAAGTCGGCACGGGTTAGATTTCTATAGACGAATTGGTGCCATAGGCGGCAAAAACGGCAGGACTGGTGGGTTCTACGGGAATAGAGAATTGGCGCGAATCGCTGGGCAGAAGGGCGGCCGAATCAGTCGAAGAGGTAAAGCAGGGAAGCGAAACACCGATGCGTGACGATCTATATAACGACGAGCGTTTTCGAAGAGCCGGTCGCAACCTCAACATTGCCTTCGTGTATATGGTTGTTGCACTGCTTCTGGCCATTGTTGGTTTATGGTTTGTTCTGCACGGCAATTCCAAAGCAGCCGTTCTATCCATCATAGCGAGTTGGGTATCTCGATTTATGGCGCGTCACTATATGCGTGAGGCGGAGATTATTCTTCAGCCTATTCGAGATGGGATCATCCAGCTAGTCATGGAAACCAAGCAGAAGATTAAGTCCGAAGATAAGGAGGACAAATGAAAGTTACTGCTGACGTGTTCAATGAGATTCGTCACCTCATCAACTTAGGAATGACAGATAGAGAGATTGCGCCTTTGGTACATCTCTCAAAATCGACAGTGTGGGCGATTCGATCTCACGAAACATACGAGAGTTACAGGGAAGCAACGACGGCTCGGATGTCGTACCTCCATTCCATAAGACCAAAAAGCCCAAAGGTTTCTAACAAACCGAGCCGCGTGTTTACAGAAGAAGAGTTTGGCACCGCAAAAACTCTTCAAGGGTATGGCCTAAATTACAAGAAAGTGGCTGAGATTTTGAAACGGTCGCATCCGACTATCTTCTATGCCTTCAAGTTTGATACGTACGATGAGTACATTGCGAACAATCTTGCTATTAGCAGGAAAGAAAAGCATGTCAAGCCCGTAGTAGAAGAGAAGCCAGATAGATACCAGGAGTTAGTAGATAACCAGATCAAACTTATGCAGTATGTCCAAGAGTTGACTCAGAAGATAGATGCTGCACTTGAAGCATTAGAGCGTAAACGTAGTTGGAGGATTTAACATTCCCACAACTTGTCAGAAATTCTTACAAATTGTGGATAACTGGTGCTCG